CGGCTGGCGGCAATTCTGTGACGCGGAGAACTTTGCCCTCCGGGTGCGCCTGGAGAACCCCATCATGCGCTTCAAGCCCGGGTCAATCTCAAAAGATCTGCTGTATGACGCCGTTAATCACCGCGCCGCCCAGCGCCATGTGGACATCATGCAGGACTATCTCACCGCCGTGCTGCCGGAGTGGGACGGGGTGCACCGGGCAGAGCGGTTTTTCCTGGACTACGGCGGCGCGGAGGACTCGGAAGTGGCCCGGGCCGCCGGGCGCTATCTGTGGGGTATGCTCTACCGCCGCGCTTCCTCCCCGGAGCCCTGCAAGGCTGATATAAGCATCATAATGACCGGACCCCAGGGCTGCCATAAGTCCCAGTCCGTGCGCGCCATGGCTCTGGAGGAGGATTTTGCCGCGGAGCTGGACTTCCGGCAGGACAACAAAGAGCTGGCCCTGCTGATGAGCGGGCGGACCGTGATCGAGGTCCCGGAGATGCAGGGCTTCTCCCGCCGGGAGAACTCTGACCTAAAGGCCTTCCTGTCCCTGGATCGGGACAGCTACCGGATCATGTACTCCCAGGACATCCGCACCGTGACCCGGCGCTGCCTTTTTGTGATGACCACCAATGAGCAGCAGATCCTTCGGGACGCAACAGGCTCCCGGCGGTTTGCCGTCATAGAGGTGGCCAAAATGCAGGACGATCTGATCCGGAGAGACCGCCTCCAGCTGTGGGCGGAAGGGCGGCAGATCTTCCAGGAGGAAGGTGCCAAGCGCCTGCACACCCGCCTGGAGCGCGCCACCGCCAAGACAGAGCAGAACATCCGCTATGCCACCCAGGACGCCTGGGCGGACGATATAGCCGAGTTTATCGCCGCCCAGGAGAAAAAGCCGGAAGGCACCCGCTATCCGCTGAGCACCAGCGCCATCCTCCAGTACGCGCTCAACATTGACCGGGGGCAGCGCCGCCTCCAGGATCAGCAACGCGTGGCGGAGATCATGCGGACACTGGGCTTCCAGCTGGAAAAGGGATCCGCCCACCGGATCTCCGGCTTCCCGGGAACACACCGGGTATGGCAGCGCGTCACCCTCCCTCCGGTAAAGCCGGAGAGGGATGGCAAATAGCGGACTCAAGCAGAGTCGCTTTTGATCCACACTCCAGGCCCCCGATCTGACCCATCGGGGGCCATTTTTTGGCCGCGACCTTTAGCAAGTGGTCCGGGCGCGACTTGCAAAGGGTCACCTTTAGCAGGTTGCAAAGGGTCGCGCGGGCATAAGTCATTGATTTTACGAGCTTTCACCCTTTGCAAAGGGTCAGATCTGATCGTGATCGCGATCACTTTTCATGTCGCCATACCTGCAAGGGTCGTTGCAAGGGTCGTTGCAAGGGTCGCGGCACCAGGGCTGAAGCCCGGCGGGGGCTGGATCCGTGGCACTTGCAAAGGGTCACCCGGAAGGGGTTGCAAAGGGTCAACTTGCAAAGGGTGACCTTTTGCAAGTTTCCGGCTAAAATGACCCTTTGCAAGGGCGAAATTGTATAAAAAATAAGCAATTCGCGTCTCGGTTACACCCGGTTACAAATCCGGTGACAACGGGGTAAAGCCTTATGCCACCGGGCTTTGTGGGGTGCTATGTCACGGTTACATCTTTTTCTATAAAGTGGTAGAAAAGAAGAGGGGGAAAAGTATGGTGATGGAATAGGGGGTGTAATATAGGGAGGAGTAAGGGTTTTTTTGTCCCGGTGACAAAATGGCCGGGAAAGCCTGTCCGGATAAGGTGTCACCGCGAATTGTCACCGGGTGTAACCGGCCTAGTGGTGACAAAAATCGCTCATTTTTTGACCAGCTGTAAACCCCCTCAAGACCGGGGGCGCCGGGTTAAAAATGACCCTTTGCAACCCCCCTCCCGGCAAGTGCAGAATTGTATAAAAAATGAACACTTGTAAACCACCCCAAAAGGTGCGGAGTTGATTAAAAAATGACCACCAGTAAACCCCACCCGGCGTGGGCAAAAATGACCTTCCCCCAGGAGCTGATCGGGCGCCTGGCAGCGTACACCCGCGACCCGGAAACCGGGGAGGCGGTTTTTCACCGCGGACCGATCACCCGGCGGGATTTCTGGGGGCGGCTTCAGTTGAGCCGCGTCCCTGCGGGGCACGGCGCCTGGGCGCGGTGCGGTCCAGGGGGATATATCGCTCTGACCTGCACTCCCTGGGATGAGCCGGAGGGGACGGCGGACACTGAGACAGCGGAGCGCCTGCTGGCCCTGCTGGGGACGGTGGCGGGCACGGCAGAGCCGCCTCCGGTGCGGCTGGTGGGGGACAGCATGATCCACGGCTGGGCGGCCCTGCTGCGGGTGGATGAGGCGCGTCTTCTGCGTCCGCCCCGCTCCCTGGCGGGCGGGTGGATCGTCCGTCTGGGGGTGGAGCAGGGCGGGGAAGGGCCTGCCGAGGATGGAGGCATGGCGCTTTTTGGCCTTGATCCATATCTCCGGGAGTACACCTGGCCCCGGGGCTTTGGCGAAATGCCCATGACCCGGGAGCGGGTGCAGGCGTACATGACTGCGGCGGATGCCCTGCTGGGGGCGCGGGGGCGTAAGATCTGGCGGTGGAGACCGCGGGCGCTGGAAGATTTGCCCTATACCCGGCAGCGGCCGGAGGACTGGCCCTTGCTGCGGAACCGCGGCACCCGGGAGTGGCGGGCGGGGCTGTTTGCCGATGAGGGGCGGCGGCAGGAGATCCGGGACAGGTTGCAGGGGTGGATGGTGGCTAATGAACTGCGGGGCTGGCCCGTGCCGCCCTCCCTGGAGTATATCGCCTGGCACTTCCTGTTGGTGGATCTGAACGAGGAGGGCACGGGGCGGCTGGCGCAGGGGCTGCGGAGTGCCCTTCACACCCTGGGCTACCGGGAGTACACGGTGCGATCCCGCGGCGGGTGCCGCTTTGCTAAACTGTGGACCCGATCACGCGCGGTGGCGTTGACGGCGTGCAGGTTTTAGGATATTGCGTATAATGGCAAGAGGGGATCTATTCATGCACAACTATTACGACAATCTCACGGACTGGCTCCAGTCGCACCCGGTGACCACTGGCGGCGGTCTGGCGCTGGTGCTCACGGGACTGCGGATCGGGCTGTCGGAGACAAACCGATCCTTCGGCTTTGTCTGCCTGGAGGGGCTGAGTTGCGGACTGCTGTCCATGGCCCTGTCTCAATCAGCTATCGGGCTTCTGGGGGTGGACAGCTCCGTGGGGATGCTGATAGGTGCCACGGCGGGCTTTATCGGCGTTGATCGGCTCAAGCTGGCGCTGATCAAGATCCTGGACTTATGGCTGGCCCGTGCCGCCCCCGGGAGTGGGGAAAAAGCAGGCGAAAATCGCAACAGCAACGATGAGCAATAGAGGAGACAGGTATGACTGTTAAAGGGCCGAAAATCCGCAAATCTGCGGGGCTCCTGGGCGACTGGAGGTGAGTCTGCTGATGGCAGAGAGGGACAAGGATGGCAAGGAGAGCAAGGACAGCCCCGGTGGCACCGGAGGCGATTGATCTGGATGATTTGCGGGCGCGGGCGCGTCTCCTGGGACGTGATCCGCAGGAAGAGGACATAATGGACTCCCCGCGGCTGTCGCGGGTGTATCAGGCATACGGCTATGTGAGCAAGCTGGACTGGGAGGCGGCCTGCCGTAAACGCCCGGAGCTGGTGAGCGTGATCCGGCAGGCGGCGGCAGACGGCATGATGGAGCTGGAGTCCAAAATGCGGAGCTTGTTCCTGGATGGGGACAGCGTGCCTGCGGGAACTTTCCTGCTTAAAGGACTCGATCCGGGCGTCTATGGGGACAAGACCGACGTCAAGATGACGCAGAGCGTAACCTTCCGTGATCCGCTGGAAGATGTGCCGGACGATGAGCTGGCGGATCGTCTGACAACGATCCTGGGCGCGCGGGCGCGCTGGGGCAAGGCAGAGACCGATGGGGCGGATCAGTAACGAGGAGCGGCTGGATCGTGACCGGGCCTATCTCCGGACAGCAAACCGCCGGGAGATGGAGCGGAGCCTGCTGGGCTTCACCGTGGTCACCTACCCGGGGCATTATGACGTGGGGTGGTTCCACCTGGAGCTGTGCGATCTGCTGGATCGCTTCCTGGTGGCGGTGGCGGAAAAGCGATCCCCCCGGATCATTGTGACGGTGCCGCCCCGGCACGGCAAATCGGAGCTAATTTCCCGGCGTTTTCCCGCCTATGCCCTGGGCAAATATCCCGATCTGAATGTGATCTCATGTTCTTACAGCGATGACCTGGTCAAGCGGTTCTCCCGGGACGTGCAACGGATCATGGACAGTCCGATCTACCGGAGCGCCTTTCCTGATGTGGTTCTTCCCCGATCTGAGGCGGTGGCGGCAGATCCAGGGAGATCCAAACTTTACACTCGGACGGCGGACTTGTTTGAACTGCCGGGGCATAGAGGCTCATACCGCGCGGCGGGCGTCGGCAGCGGCATAACGGGCATGGGCGCGGATCTGCTTATCATAGACGATCCGATCAAGGATGATGAGCAGGCCCGGTCAGCAAATTTGCGGCAGTCACTTTGGAACTGGTACACCTCCACCGCATACACAAGACTGAGCCCCGGCGGCGGGGTGATCGTCGTTATGACCCGCTGGCACATGGACGATCTGGTGGGCCGTCTGCTGGCGGAGCAGGCTGAGGGCGGCGACAAGTGGGAGGTGTTTGACTTCCCCGCGATTGCAGAGCGAGAGGAGCCGCACCGCCATATCGGGGAGCCGTTGCACCCGGAGCGCTATGGCCTGGACGCGCTCAAGGCGATCAAGGCCGCGGTGGGGGCCAGGGTATGGTCCGCGCTGTATCAGTGCCGCCCGGTGCCGGACGGTGGCGGGATCATCCAGGAGGACTGGATCCAGTACTATGACACGCCGCCGAAGGACTTTGAAAAAATCGTCATGTCCTGGGATATGACCTTCAAGGATGCCGACACGTCGGATTTTGTGGTAGGGCAGGTATGGGGCCGCGTTGGAGCCTGCTTCTATCTGTTGGATCAAGTGCGGGGGCGCTGGTCTTTTGTGGACACGGTCGCCCGGGTGGTGGCCTTGTGCCAAAAATGGCCGCGGGCGTCCCGGCGGCTGATCGAGGATAAGGCTAACGGCTCCGCGGTGATTGACGTCCTGCGGCGGCAGGTGCCGGGCATAATTCCGGTGACACCAAAGGACAGCAAGGAGGCCCGGTGCAACGCCGTGTCCACCCTGTTTGAGGCGCATAACGTGTATATCCCTTCCCCGCGGCGGGCACCGTGGATCCGGGATTATGTGGGGGAGCTGACGCAGTTTCCGGCGGGAGCGCATGACGATCAGGTGGACGCCACGACTCAGGCTCTGGCAGACTTGCGGACAGGCGGCCGCATACACGCGGCGAATATCCTGGCTTTGGCGGGGGTACATTGACGGTGGCAGACAGCAGGAAAAAGAAAAGGGGCAACGGCCCGCGGGAGGTGATAATCATGGCGCACGATAAGACGATCAGCCCGGGGGCTATGGCAGACTTGCAGACACCGCCGCCGGACTCCCTGGGGAGCGTCAGGACCCTGGGGGACGCGCAGCGCGTTTTTGGCCTTCCGGTCACCCTTGCGGATCCGGAAGGGGCGGGGATGAGCCCGGAGGAGATCGATCAGCGTGATATGGCCTTTGACCACGGTCTGGCGGCCATGGCTGACAGTCTGGTGGGGCACGCTGAGGATCTGGGGCAATTTCCCATGACCTCCTTTGTGGGGTACGGTGTCCTTCAGCAGATCGCGCAAAACGGCATGATCCGGACTTGCATACAGACCGTGGCGGATGATTGCACCCGGGAGTGGATCGAGCTGACTGGCGGCGATGAGACCCCGCAGGAAGATCTTGACCGTCTGACCGAGTCCATGGAGCGGCACAAACTGCGCAAACTGTGGGCCGACGCGATCGCCACCATGGGCTATATGGGCGGCGCCCTGATCTACATTGACACCGGGACGGACGATCCCTCCCTGCCCCTGCGGCTGTCAGAGACGTCGGATGAGCTTCAGCCCGGGGGCAAGCTGCGCTTTGTGCTGGTGGATCCGGTCAATGTTTCCCCGGGGTTGTATAACGCCACCGATCCGCTGCGGCCGGACTACATGACCGATCCGGAGTACTGGATCGTGCTGACAAGGCGGGTGCATAAGAGCCGTCTGATCATCCTCCGGGATAACCTGCCGCCTACCCTGCTCCGCCCCGCGTACAATTTTATGGGTATTCCTCAGGCGCAGATCTTGTGGGATTACGTCCAGCATTGGAACCGGGCCCGGGTATCGGCAGCGGACATCCTGGAAAAGCTGAATTTAATGGTCTTCCAGACTAACACCGAGGACCTTTTATCGCAGATGAACGGCGTCTCCCAGCTGGACGCGAAAATGCTGGCGCTGACGCGTTACCGGAGCAATAACTCGGTGCTGGTCTGTGATCGCAACATGGAAGACGTCAAAAACGTAACCCTGACGATCTCCGGCGTCACTGAGGTTGTGCGGCAGGCCCTGGAGTTTATCGCGGCGATCAACCGGACCCCGGCGGTCAAGCTGCTGGGGATCAGCCCTTCCGGCTTCAATGCCACGGGGGAGAGCGACATACGCAATTATTATGACCATATCGCAAGTAAGCAGGAGTTGCTGAGGGATGGGATCCAAAAGGCGATCACCTGCTTGCAGTTGCACCTGACCGGGAAGATCGATCCATCCATTTCCTTTGACTTCAACCGCCTGGGCACGGATGACGCCGCGGCAGACGCGCAGGTAGGCGCCACGGTGGCGCAGACATTGTCCGGTCTACTTCAGGGTAACGTGATCAGCGCGGAGGAAGCCCGGCAGCGGGTCAAGCAGGATCCGCGGATGGGGCTGGACTTTATCTCCGATGAGGCGCCGGAGCCTAACGAGGGCGCTGACGTGCAAGGCGGGGACGAGCTGGATCAGCTGGTGGCGTCCTTCATGGCCGATCACCCTGCCCCCGGCGCCGCTGTGGCTCCGGCAGGAGGGGAGCAGGCTCCCGGGGAGACCGGAGCCCCCGCCGGAGGTGAGTCCGCCGTTGCTGAGGTGGCGCGGGCATGACGGCGCGGCGGCCCCGGGTGCTGCCTGCCCAGGAGGGGAACGCGGGGGTGGCAGCGGCTTATGAGCGGGAGATCCTGGCACTCATGCGCCGTGTGTCTGCCGTTTACCGCAAAAACGCTTTCATATATGTTAAGCGCGTCACAGATGGGACAGAAAACCCGGTTACGCAAGACGCGTCGTTGCATACAATGCTATCTGGGATCGTGGATTTTTTATCCACGCTTGGATCTGCTGTTATGGGATTTGCCCAGCGG